CCGAATGGCACTCGCCGACATGCTCGCAAAACAGACCATACACGGAATCGAACTGGGAAAGTCTAGCCCTCTAAAGTAAAAAGAACTTATGTCCTCCTCCCTCACCCCAAAGAAGTAGCCATGGAATCTGCCCGCGACCTGTTCGGAGCTTTCCGGTATATCCCCTCTAAGAAGCGGCAATCGGAACGGGGGATACTCCTGGAGTACTTCGCCTCTAAGCTGGGATGGCAGATAGGTAGGGTTGTAGGGAAGCTCGGACACCTGAAGGATATCCAGGATTTATATTACATAAAAAGCATTTGCGATCAGTACGAGCGGGAAGGCAAGGAATGGAGTAAGGCATTTAATGGCTCACTGAAGCCTCGAAAGTTATCCCCACCTACCCTATTGTGAATATTCCGTGAGGTTGCTATATTCTACCTAGGCAATATACAACGCTAATCTGTTGGAGCAGATTGGAGGCAGAAACGCCCCCCCGCTCCAACGGTGTGGGGTTTTTGCTTTATGTCCTACCTGTAGGGATACAACGATTACAGGCGACCGACGAAGACCTGATAACGCAGACGGGAAGAAGTGATTTTTCTTTTTAGGATTTCTTTAGTACTTAGAGAAAACTAGAGGGTGGGACACTTCCCGGAGCGGAGGAGGGGGAGAGGAGGGAGGGGCTAGAGGATGTGGGTGGGAGATAATCAGCGTCGTAAAACATTACACTGCATGACATAGAGTGGATAACCCAGAGTACATTGACATAGACCTGATATGATTTAGTTATGTACAAGTGTAGCTGTAAGAGAACAACTAAGGGACTCTATGCAGACGGAGATGTGTGGTCATGCTGGGATTGCTTCGTAATGCACACCCCAGAGCAAGCGCATAAGGTTCGTGCGGCAGAAGGAGAACTGCTCACGATAAAGTCCAAGGAACGCATCGATGCTAAGAGTAAGGCTAATAGGCTCATGAATACCACCCAATGACCTTCACCCCTAACTACAAGGTAAAGCTCCGCGATGGGACGATACACAAGGCCATAAACCCCTCTACGGGCAGGATACTAAGCGTTAAGGGTGCGAAGCTGAAAGCATGGAGTGCCCTCGCTCGGTACGTTAGAAAGACAGAACCACGCTGCTGTACCTGCGGAGCCCCTACGACTGAAGCAGGCCACTTCATCCATGACAGCGACAAGGAGAATAAGCAGTTAGGAGGCAATGAACTCTGGTACGACATCAGGAACATCCACGGGCAGTGCGGCATCTGTAATAGATGGAAGTCAGGCAACGGAGTCCTCTACAGCGAGTATATGGAGAAGCGCTATGGATTCGGCATAACCCAGGAACTCCGCACGCTCTATAACACCCCGAGGAAGTGGACGATCCCCGAGATACTCGCGGTAGGGGTATATTATAAAGACCTGTTTAATAAACTAACCACATAATCTATGTTCAAGGTATTCGCCTCCATATTCTTTATCCTTTTCGGTCTATCAGCATTAGGACTCACCATACAATACCTGAACTTCATTATTGCCCTTGCAGCGATAGTAGCTGGGGTAGCACTTGCTACAGGTTATTAACACAAGTCGCTAGTATTCCTAGACAATGAGGTTATACTGTGGTAATGAAGTCTGTTAAATCAGCAAACAAACAATCCAAGCCGTGGTTATTCCAACCAGGACAGTCGGGCAATCCAGCCGGTAGACCCAAGGGATCACTCTCAGTGATAGGCAGGTTGAAACAGATATACCAGGACAACCCCGAGAAGTTTGAGGCTTTTGTTCTACGCTACGCTGAGAATCAAGAGAATGATAAGCACCAGGTGGAGATGATAGATGGTAAGCCTAAGCAAGCTCTAACAGGCGACCCAGAGAATCCAATAGTAGTGAACATAATCAAATACCAAGATGACAAGGTCGACTAAAGAACAACGTGCTATTTGGAATAGGGAATGGATACGCAAGAATCGCGAATTGTATGAGCAGTATTACAATTCCATACAACTTTAAGCCTCGGGACTACCAGTTAGAGTTCTTGAGCGCACCGCAACGCTTCAAGATAGGCGTGATGCATCGCCGCGCCGGCAAGAGTAAGATGGCATTAAACGGCCAAATCGCTAAAACACAGCTTACCAAGGGAATCTATTACGTTTTTGCCCCTACCTACCGCCAAGCTAAGCAAATCTACTTTGATAGCCTCGTTAAAGAGCACGTTCCCCGAGAGATTGTGGACAAGATCAATGATAGCGAACTTGCTATCTACTATAAGAACGGCTCAATCCAAAGGTTCGCTGGGTGTGAAGATGTGGATAAGCACAGAGGGATTAACCCTATCGATGTTGTCTTCGATGAGTTTTCTGAAGAACCACCCGCAATCTGGGAAGCAGTAATACAGCCAGTCCTCCGAGAGAATAAGGGAACAGCAACCTTTATCTTCACCCCCAAGGGTAAGAACCACTCCTGGAAGCTCGTGCAAATGGCGCGGGACAACCCCGCAGAATGGTTCGTAAGCATAAAGACCGTAGCCGATACAGGGACGTTCACACAAGAGGAGCTGGCCGAGATTAAGCGCAACACCCCCCAAGCCCTCTATGAGCAGGAGTACAGTTGCTCATTCATTGAGGGTGCAGGCCAGTTCTTTAGGCGTATTAAAAATAACCTCTATCCCCATGACAAACCTCTTCCCGAGCAAGGAGACTTCCAGTTGGGAGTTGACCTTGCTAAATATCAGGACTGGACAGTCATCACCCCCTTTAATCTCAACTTCTTCGTCGCCTACCCGCAAGACCGCTTTAATCAAGTCGATTGGAACCTACAGAAAGCAAGGATTGAGTCAGCAGCACGCCGTTATTCGTCGGTCGATAGCCGTGAGACAGCGCTTATTTGGCCAGATAGTACAGGTCTTGGCGACCCTATTGTTGAAGACCTCAAGGCCCGAGGACTACGAATTGGTGGTGAAGACGGTAAAGGATTCAAGTTCACGGAACAAAGCAGGACTAACCTCCTCAACAACCTCGCCATCCTTCTAGAGCAAGACAAGATAAAGATTCCCGATGATGAGGGCTTAATAGGCGAGCTAGAAGCATTCTCGTACCAGCTCACCGACCGAGGTAAGGTAAAGATAGGTGTGCCGGAAGGTATGCACGATGACCGCGTGATGTCATTAGCCCTAAGCGTATGGGGCGTGAGCGAGCGAATAAAGCCCGACCTCTACGCTATAAGCCAAGTCCTCGCCAATAGGCAGATTAGTAAGTCATTCAAGTAGAATGCTGATTAAGCTCCATGAGTCAAAGCTCTTCACCATAGACCCCGCAACGAGGTTTGCTAGAGAATATGGGGTAGAGCCAGTGATTTGGAACGAGGTATGGAAGCGGTATCTTGCTGAATACGACCTTGAGGCACTAGCTGGCTATGTGCTGTATAAGACAGGGCGACACATCAAGACACGGCAGCTAAAGCGGTGGCTGGTGATGACTGAAATACACTGCCGGGCTAATCACATCATGCTTATGGGAATCCGCGTAGTGCAGAGTGAATACTTCGGTCAATACGAACAGCAAATGCTCGAAGAGGTGTTGCGGAACATGAAATATAGTGGAAGCAAGGAGAGTCGGACTATCGTGTAAATAAGCCATATCCTAGGATTGTGTGGTAGTCCTTCACGCATTATATGGCGTAGTTGTTAGTGTTGTACTATGGCTGACCAGCCCCCACAACAACCGCTCGTAGACAAACCGCAGAACATCTTTGCCCAAATCCGCAAAGAGCAGCAGGACTTCATGTACAACTGGATTTCCATAGTCCCTGGCTACGTGTTCAACCAGTACATGAACATCAAGCGCTGCCACCTCTACCTTAACTCTAAGTTCGAGGATGGGCAGTTCTACAACGGCAGGGAAAAGATATTCTTCAACATAGTGCTCCCCCCGTGCGAGGTGGCGATGCGTATGTTGAATGTAGATACCAAGAACATCCGTCTCTGGCCGCTTGAACCCAAGAGCTATTTCAGTACCTACCTCCTAGAGAAAGAGCTTAAATACTGGCTCAAGCACCACAAGCTCGGCATCATTTTGAATCAACTAGCGGCAGAGGCACCGCGCTTTGGCTCTGTTGTCCTTGAGAAGACCGTGGATGGCGCACAGATGGTTGACCTTCGTCGCCTCATCCTTGACCCAACGGTCGAGAAGATACAGGACTCGCGCTTCGTCACGACGATTAGCTACATGACACCCACGCAACTGCGTGAGGCTAAGAACTTCGACCAGGAGATGGTGGAGACGGCTATCGAACGATTCTCCAACATGAACACTGAAGAGCCGTATGAAGACCAGTACTTGAACGTGAACGTGATGCGCTCGACGCCCTACATCAAGGTCTTCAAGCGCTATGGCGAAGTCCCTACCTGGTGGGTGGACGATAAGGCGAAGCCCGGCACCGCTAAGGGCGATAAGCTGGTAAAGAGCGTGTTCATCGTCGCAGGTGCTGATTGGCTCTCGAAGACTAATGACGGGAAGCCGATAGGCGACCTTGGCGTCGTGCTCTTCAAGTCTAAATGGACTAAGGAGTGGCCGTTCAAGGATTTCCACTACATGAAGACCAAGGGCCGCTGGCTCGGCGTCGGTATCGTGGAAATGCTCTTCGATGTCCAGGTGCGGATGAACGAGATGAAGAACCAGAAGCGCGTGGCGATGGAGATAAGCCAGATGCACCTCTTCCAGACCAAGGACAAGTCCATCATGCGTAACGTCCTCACCGACCTACAGAGTGGCGATTTGGTGATTACAGGCCCCGCAGGGAATGGTATTGAACCTATTAACAACTCCCAGGCTCGGTTCAGTGAGTCTGAGTTCTCGAACGAGGAACAGTCTTATGCAGGACAGACCGATAAGCTCTCATTTGCCTATGAAGCACTGCGTGGTGATACTGGTGATGCATCTACCCCGCTTGGCACGACCCAGATTGCGGTTGCCCAAGGCACATCAGTCTTTGCGTTCAAGAAGGAGAACCTCTCACTCTTCCTGCAAGAATACTTCAACGACCTAGTGATGCCTGAGCTGATGAAGGATCTAAGTGCCGAGCACATTATGCGCTTCACAGGCACATCCCAGGAGCTACAGATACTCGATCAAGCTGCCGCTGAGGTCTACGCTAATGACTATGTGAAAAAGAAGATACTTTCAGGCCAGATGACAACGCAAGACGACCTTGACGCGGCAAAGGCGAAAGCCACCAAGGCATATCAAAAGCTCGGCGCTAATCGCTTCCTCAAGATAAAGGATGCCTTTTACGACGATGCTGAGTTTGAGTTTGACTTCCTCACTACAGACGAACAGGCTGACCCTGCGAAGATGGCGACCAATATCCAGGCAGTCATCAGCGAAGTCTCATCGAATCCCAACATTATGACTGACCCGCGCTTGAAGCTCTTGTTCTTCAAGCTCTGTGAGCAGTTAGGTATCTCACAGGGTGAGTTGGAGATTGCAGACCAGCAAGCTACTGCTATGCAGCAAACACAACAGCAGGGACTACCGCCTGGTGGACAGCCACCCGCTCCAGGCGGTTCTAACGTGGGTGGCGGGTTCAGTGCGAACTCACTCTTACGCCTAGCTGGAAAGTCGAATCCAGCGATACCGAGCGTAGCAGGATTATCAAAAATCTAACAACCTATGGGAAAACCGATTACACAATGGGAAGTAGAAGACAGCGGCACGCTCGGTGTAGGAGCCGAGTACACGCCAGTCGAATACCCGCGCTCCGATGTGAACCGCGGACAAGTGAGCAACAGCAACAAGGGTGCAGCCTCTAGGACTGATATCGTATTGGATTCCGTGGCTCTCAACGATACGGGGAACGTAAATGTTCCTCGCCGTGATGCCTCGGTGAAATACGATGCAGGCCCGTATCCCGTGATTGACGACGCTGATGAGGGCGTTGATGAGAACGACGGAGGCACCGCATAAGTATGGTTGATATTCAGAAGCTTAAGGACAAATTTTTCACCGACCCTGATTGGTCGGTGATGGAGGAGTTACTACGGGAGTACATCACTCCCCTAGAGAGTGCCTTGAATATCGATGCCACATGGTCGAATGACCAGATAGCGACAGAAGTGAGAGGTCGACAACTCGCTTACAACTCGATTGATAAGTTCCTGGTTGATGCAGGAGTACTCAAGCCGAGGATTATTAACGACAAACCTAGCTTCAAGTGATATGGAAATAGTAATGCCACGAAATGACCCAGGCTCTGAGTCGATGACTCAAGGCCAGGAAGTGAAACAGCCAGTCTACATGCCGACCGCTACTAATGCAGTAGGTAATGAGAGTGGTGTAAGTGATACAGCAGGGTTGGGGACGGTATCGGGTGAACAGGCAGTTGCAGGTGGCTACTCTATCAAAGATGTAAACACCAACAACTCCACTACTGATTACTCTGCAACCGATCCAAGCAACTACTCTACTGAAAACAGGTCAGCCAAGTTCAAGAATGGTGAAGGCGGTCCTGCGTTCGACCCAGGGCAGTACGGCAATAACCAGTACCAATAGCATGAGTACCCGCGACCCACAGAATCCGCAATCGCCTGTTATGGGCAATGATGCTGCGGTAGAGCTAGCCGACCTTGTTATCAGCTGGTATCGAGGACACAGGAACCTGTTAAGTGCTTCTCAGCAATCGACTGTAATTACGACAATCACTAACGTCCTTAATGGGACTATTAAAGTCTAATATGGCGGTAAAGAAATCAGGTTCGTATGATGGGAAGGGCAACAAGCTCGGCCACGGCGGTCGGGCAGCTCAGCTCAAAGCACAAGGCGTCCCTGGCGGGGTGATAGGTGAACTAGCTCGCAAAGCTCATGCAGCCCCAGGCCAGAAGAATTATCATCCTAAGAAGAAATAACATGGTAACTAAAGTAACAATCACGAACGATGACGGCACGACCGTCGACTACTTTCCGGCAGCACCGACCCCTTCACAGGTGGTCGAGATTAGCGCCGGTCAAGTGGTGGAGATTAAAGCGGTCTAACTTATTAGCTAACAAACAACTATGGCAGGAGTAATGATGCCTGGCGACGAGGGAAAGGAGATTGCGATGCAGTCTGTTCCTTCAGTCCAAGGCGACGGCACAGCCGAGATAGTAGCGAGTCAGCATGTGAGCGACGAGTTCCGCGCTAATGGCGTGGAATACAACGAGGTTCCAGGTGTTGACCTCACCGACCAGCCCTACCCGGCAGGAACGGTGATGACTGACTCGACCCCGAACGACGACGTTAACTAGCCATACGGTTCTCAGTCCGTCCAAAATTGACACGGTCTCAATCCCGCCGATTGAATAACATAACATCATCATTATGAATTCTGATGAAAACGGACACATTGACCCGAATGACAATGAGGTTGTACTTCCTCAAGCTGGAGAGATAGACCCTATCGACCAAATCGAGAATGTCGAAGACCTCCGCAAAGTAGCGAAAGCTAACCGCGCTATGGCGAGCCGTTACAAGAACAAGCCCGCCCGAGTCGTCGAGATTGAGAAGCCAGCCGAAACCATTACTACCCAGTCTCCTCCCGCAAGTACCGTCACCTTAAATGACGAAGTGGTCGACTTGAGGCTTGATGGATATAGCAAGCAGGAAGTGGAGTTCATATTACGGAACGGTGGGCGCAAGTCTCTCGAAGACGCAAACTCATTCGTCTCTATAGCAATCAACACCCAGCGTGAGCAGAGGCAGGCAGAACAGGCCGCAAGCCAAGTAGCCGATACCTCTGGTCAGTCTGAGATTGAACGCAAATATACTCCCGAACAGCTTCGCAACATGTCCGTCAAGGAATTGGAGACACTTCTGCCTCGGAATAGCTAACAAGCGAAACGAGTGCGAAGTAAAACATAGAAATCTATGGCAACTACAACTGCTGCCCAGGGGTCAAACCCAGGTCTTACGCAGACTATGCAGATTTATTATGACCGCGTCTTCTTGACGCGCGCCATGATTGAATTGCGCCACGACTTCGGTGCCCAGGTACGCCCTGTCCCGATGAACGCTGGTATTGACTTGCCAGCCCCGACAGTAATGTCGGTCATAAAGTCGTGGTTTACGGTTGTAATGTTGCCACAAATGTGCTAAACTAAACTTCGCTATATGCTGGAAACTCCAGTCAAGCAAGGGGACTTATTAGGTAACACTCCCAAGTTATGGACAATCAGCAGGAAACTCTATATATCGCGGGTCTATTCGAGGGCGAGGGAAGTATCCAGATAAACAAAATACTTGTTTATGGAAAAATACTTCAGTATCGACAGGCCGTGCAGTTCACCAATACCGAGCCAGAGATAGCGCAGAGGTTTGTAGACTATCTAAAGGCAAATGGTTGGAACTACCACGTCCACATAGACAAGCGTGAGAACAAAAGCAGGCTGTGCTACGGAGTTACAATCACGAAACTCAAAGACAGACAGGCTTTTCTTGAGAGGATGTATCCGCACTTCGTAGGTAAGAAGCGCAGAGAATCAGAACTTTCTCTCAAGTTCCTTCAGCTCCGACTAGCTCTTGAGAACCCACACGAACGCAGTAAGACAAATGGGCGATTCCTACCAAATGTCTCCTCGTTCGATAAAGAGCAAATAGGATTGTATGAAGAGTTCAAGAAGATAAGAGGCTCCCCAGAGACTACACGCGAAGCTCCTATACAGATAGGATGAAGATATAGTCCGAACTTCCTAAGAGACTAGGAGATAACATACTGAAGTCTATCGCATGGACTCGTTTCACCCCGCTCGCAGTCGTCACGGCAGCTCTCTCTGAAGGCGCAAATCCTTCGGCAGTAGATATGTCCGCAACCCAGGTTTCTGCAACCCTTTCAGAGTATGGTGCGTACACGACTGTTTCTTCGCTCTACTCGATGACTTCCATCGAGACGGGCCTCAAGGAGCACATCGAGGTACACGGCCAGAACGCTGGAGAGTCTATCGACCAGCTCATCCGCACCGAACTTGCGACCAATGCTACGGCAGCCCTCGCTCAGTTCCCGTCGGGTGCAGCAGCCGCATCGACTTTCTCCAACATCCACACCACTGACACGCTTACTGGCCTTGAGATTCGCCGTGCAGTCCGCACGTTGAAGAACAACAAGGCACAGAAGTTCGACAATGGTTTGTACCGAGGCATCCTTGGCCCTTATGTAGCTATGGACCTTATGGGCAACTCTGAATGGCTGGATGCTCACCGCTACACCACGTCCGATGCTATCGAGCGCGGTGTCGTTGGTAAGCTCCACGGTGTCGAGTTCGTCGAATCCAACAACCAGTACGTCGTACTGTCGACTGGCTTCTCGACCTCCGCAACGAACGTCGCAGACACCTACGTCACCTTCATCTTCGGCAAGAACGCCTATGGCGTTGTCAATCTCGCCTCTATCACTGCACCGAAGGTGTATGTGAAGAATCCGAGTGGCAACTCCACGGATAACCCTCTCGACCTCTTCTCAACCGTTGGTTGGAAGATGCCGTTCGCGGTTAAGACCCTCAACACCGCCTTCATCGTCGGTATTGCAACGGGTGCTACTGATGCGTTCCGCGCCTCGTAGTCCACAGGGTGCTATTGTATTCCGATTCCATGGTGGTATCGTGAGGATACGATTGTCTCTCGGGCGGCTCACCTTTTAGGTCGCCCGAGGATAAAGGAGAGAATCGTTATCTCAATGAAATCCCCAAAAACACAAATATCCACATTCTCACACGGTGAGCAAGACATAGAGGTGCTGTATAACAAAGATAAGATAAGCTATGTGTTTGAGTACGGCTCTAAGCGGTTCGGCAACGCGGTCAAGGTCGCAGGAAATACTAAGCAAGATATCGTGGATGCCGCATTTGCCTTAGCAATAAACTATCTATCTACCTATGCCAAAGTCAAAAAAGCAGGCAAGTAAGATAGACCTTTTCCCGCCGAAGGTCTCTATATCTAAGCGCACAGACAAATATAACCTGTACCTTGATGTCCAGTGGGGTGAGTATAGAGATGAGATAAAGCTCACGAAGGAGTTCGCCTCGCTTACTGAACGGGCTATAGAAGCCATCTCAGCCTCCTTATTAAAAGCCTCCGAAACTACTAAACCTTATATAACCTATGGCGACTAAAACACCAGGAGTGATGACTGCCAAAGAGTTCGAGAAGGTGATTAAGAAGCTCGACAAGCGGTTCAGCGTCTCTGACAACTTGAATCGCCCTGGCCTCACAAACATCTACTTCGATGGGATGAACTACGACTTGCCCGTTATCGCAACGCATAACATTAAGGAAGAGATAGATCTCTCATACCGCTATGAGTTCCCGAATGGTATGCGCCCACGCCACCACACCCAGAGTGAAGTAATAGATAGCCTTAAGAAGTTCCTGAAGGACTATGAGAACGGGGTCTACAAAGACCATGACTAAAGCGCTGCTAACGGGAGCGGGCGGTGCAATAGGGGTCCACCTGCTTATACATATCTTCGATAACACCGACTGGGATGTCGTCGCCACGGACTCGTTTAGGCATAAGGGCTACCCAGACCGCATCTCTATGCTCCTAGACGCACACCCCGATTGGCGACCTCGCCTTACGACTATCGTCCACGACCTCAACGCGCCGTTCACATCTCGGGAATTGAACCAGATGGGGGAGATAGACTACATCATCAACCTAGCCTCCATCTCTGATGTACAGGCCTCTATAGATGACCCTGTACCCACAGTACGCAACAATGTGGAGCTGATGCTTAATATGCTTGAGGCAGCCAGGACTCTAAAGCCTAAAGCATTCCTGCACTTCTCGACCGACGAGGTATATGGAGCCGCAGAAGGTAATTCTAAAGGGCATAAGGAGTGGGCAACTATCCTGCCCTCTAACCCGTACTCTGCTTCTAAGGCGGCACAAGAGGCTCTCGCAATCGCTTGGTGGAGAACCTACGGTGTCCCAGTTATCATCACCAACACAATGAATAACTGGGGTCAAACCCAAAGTTCCTCTAAGTTCCCTGCGATGATTCAAAACAAGATAGAGAATGATGAGACCATAAGAGTACACGTCTCTCCTAATGGAGAAATTGGAAGCCGTTATTACATTCACTCCAGAAATGTCGCCGATGCAGTTCTGTTTATATTGAAGAAAGAGCCGACTATGCATTCTCCTGGCGAAATGGACAGACCAGACCGCTACAACATTGTGGGCGATAAGCAGATAAACAATTTGGAGTTAGTTGAGACTATCGGGGAGTTGATGGGCAAGAAGCCCAAGTATGAACTAGCACAATTCCACGATAAAAATCCAGGGCACGACCTCCATTATGGGCTGGACGGCACTAAACTGTCCGAGATGGGCTGGAAAGCCCCAGTTGACTGGAAGCAAAGCCTCAAGGATGTCATTGATTGGCAACAGACTCATCCCGAGTGGATTTGAGCTTAATGTCGTAATTCTTATGGCACGAAACACACAAAGGGATGTAATCGCAGACAAGACGACGATACTTGCCGTCAATGTTAGCCCACTGAATGAAACGGGGACGGGTATCAACCTTGCTACACTCACCGCACTTCGTAGGTTTACCGAGCCTGCGCATAAGCCACTGGTGCAGACCCCGATAGCCAACACCATCTCCCTTCCAAGCATAGTGAGCAGTACCAGTCGGCTGGTTCTTAGCAATAGACTTTTGGCCTTTCTTGAATCTATTAGCTTCTCCATTCTTAGCAAGTTCCGCGTTGCGTACTACCGCATAGCATTCTCTACTACAGAAATTGCGCGGTTGTACATGGGATGGACTCTTGGAGAACGCTTTGGAGCAATTGTCGCAGTTTATTTTAGTCATACCCCCTATTATAGGAGCAATAACGGAGAAATGCAACTAATATGAAAGCCACTCGTATATTCTTCCTACCTTGGGGCGACGAGAACATAGCGAGCAGTAGACTCCGTGTGTACAAGCCGATGAAGTACATGAAGGCATCTCTTATCTTGCCTAAGAAGTATAAGAAGGGAGATGTGCTCATCATCCAGAAAGCTCTACGACCAGATGAGATGACCAAAGCTCAAGCTCAAGGGGCTAAAGTCATCTACGACATAGATGATAACTATATGGACCAGCGGGAGTTCGTGCAGATGTGCGAAAACGCTGACCTCGTTACCGTAGGTTCCTCCTACTTCCACAGGTACTTCCCCGACGCTCCCGTCATAGATGACTCCCTAGATTGGGACGGCGTACACAAGAAGAAGAAAGGTAAAACAAACCTCGTCGGGTGGCACGGTTACGGCAATCACGCCTTCATAGAGGGCATCTCAAGCGTATTAGAGCGTAGAGGCTACCGAATCCGCACCATCGTAGGCAAAAGCTACATGCAGAACTATGAGCAGTACGATGCTAAGGAGTGGACACTCAAGACGGTGGATAAAGACCTGGCCGAGTGTGATTTATGCGCTATCTACCTTGAACTTGACGACTTCTCACAGGCGAAGGGCATGAATAAGCTCATTAAGGCATGGGCTATCGGTATCCCAGCCTTTGTCTCCTATAACCCAGAGTATGACCGTGTCTTCAGGGAGTCTGGTATCACAGGGTTTATGGTACGAAACTGGGACACCCACGACCTCTCTAAGCCTTGGACACCTGCGATGCGTACTTACGCGCTCAAGTTTCACCCGAAACAGATTGCTAAACAGTGGATGGCTGCTATAAAACTCGTCAATGCCAAAAAATAAGACAGTATTGCGGCTTGGTGCTGGTGAGGAGCCTAAAAAGAAGGGCTACTTGAACGTGGACATTCGAGACTTGCCTACCACGGACATTATCGCTGACATCCGCAAACTACCTTTCAAGACCGGAGAGTATGGGGGAATCGAGAATAGGAATGTTATAGAGCACTTTGACCGATTCGAGGTACTTCCGCTCCTCAAGGAATGGATACGGGTAGTAAAGAAAGGCGGTACAGTCTTAATAGAGACCGTAGACGCAGGTAAGTGCATGGATATGTGGCGTTACATCCCAGAGGAGAACTTGAAAGATGCTTTGTTAGGCCAACAGACATACCCCGAGAACTACCACAAGATGTTTTTCACCGAAGAGAGTCTTGCCCAGCTTATGAAAGACGCGGGAGTCCGTGTATCGGGAGTCCAGAGCTTTAATCATCGCCAGATACCTAGAATGATTCTCCATGGAAAGAAAGATTAACCTATTCGAGACCGTCCCTACGGGAACGGAGATAGACGCAATCAGAGAAGTCCTCGATTCTCATTGGTGGGGTTCGGGGAAGAAAGCCCGCGAGTTTGAGGATAAGTTTGCTGAATATGTAGGTGCAAAGTATGCGATAGCGACTAATTCTTGTACTTCTGCCCTTGATATCGCAGTGCAGGTCGCGCCTCTGGGTGAAGAAGTGTCTGTAAGCCCGTTCACCTTCGTCTCCTCGGCTCTAGCAATCCTGCGGGCTGGTAAAAAGGTCAAGTTCGTGGATATAGACACTAAGTCGTACTGCACTCCTAATGCTGATATCCAAGTCCTCTATGCTGGAAATGACTCTGGCGAAGGAATTATCTACGATATGGCGCACTTCGGAGGCGGTAAGCACAAGGGGTTAATCTCTTGTTGGTCTTTCCAGGCTCGCAAGAACCTCCCGACAGGCGATGGAGGTATGATAACGACCAACGACGAGGCTCTATACAAGCGGATGAAGGCACTTTCATGGTGTGGAATCGACAAAAGCACCCTAGACCGCTCGAAAGATTCATATTCGTGGGACTACGACATCCAAGAAGTAGGCTTTAAGGCAGATATGACTGACATTGTGGCTACGATAGGACTCGAACAGCTCAAGTTCTTAGACATAAACAATAAAAAGCGCGCGCAGATAGCCTCTTGGTACGATATTCACCTGCCGACACATGTGGAACGACCATTCAGGTCGACGACGTGGCATTTGTACACGATTCAAGTACCGAATCGGGACGAATTGTATAAGAAACTAGCTGAAAACGGCGTATCGGCTGGAATACATTATAAACCGCTCTATAAATACCCCATCTTCCCGCAAGAAGTCCTGCCGAACACCGAAAGTGTCTTCCAACACATCCTAAGCCTCCCAATGCACGTCAATCTCGATGAGGAGCAAGTCAAATACGTATGCAGTCTGATTTAATCGTCTACACCTCCATAACGGGCGGTAAGGACACCCCGGTAGAGGCTCAAAATTGGGGCAAGGCGCACTGGATTGCGTTTAATGATAAACCACTAGACTCGGCCGTATGGGAGCGCAGAGAGGCGTATAATCGCTTCAAGGACGATAGAAGGAACTCTAGAGCACCAAAGATACTCGCCCACCAGTTCTTAGACACCAAGTACAGCATTTGGATCGATGGGAACTGCTCTCTTTTACGACCCCCAGAGGAGTTGATAGAGAAATACCTCATCGACCACGACATCGCGGTATTCAAGCACCCCGAGAGAGACTGTATTTATGGGGAAGCTATCAAGTGTGCTAAAGCAGGACTCGACGACCCTGAAGTAATCATTGAGCAGGTATCTGCCTATGAGAAACGCGGATACCAGAAAGAGAAAGGACTCTGCGAGTGCATGATGATAATGCGCCGACACACGAGAAAAGTAGAAGAGTTCAATAACGCCTGGTTTTCGGAATGGACACGACATTCTGTACGCGACCAAATCTCTTTCATGTACGCTGCGGATAAGGTGGGGATACGGGTACGAGTGATAGACCTTCCGTGGCACTTGGCTTCCGATGGCCTTGCAGGACTGCGAGGGAACTTCTTTAAGATAGAACCACATATTATTTCTAACCCTACAGTCCTATGAGGAGAATAATCAGCGGGAAACGGGTATGTACCATTTGCAAAGTGTCGTATTCTCGTAAACCGAGGACAACTATCGAGCAGTGGGACAAGAGTAGATTCTGCTCTATCAAGTGCAAGAGTACAGCCCAGAAAGAGGAGAATAGGGGTAGGAAGCATGCCATTGAGACCCGTGAGAAGATGCGGAAGTCGGCTAAGAAAGGTAAGGAGTCTCACTTATGGCGCGGAGGAGTTACTGGGCATCTGCGGAACCTGCGTAACTCGGTAGAGTACAAATTGTGGCGGGATGCTGTATACGCAAGGGATAATTGGACTTGTGTATGGTGCAATAAGCGTGGATGTGTATTGCAAGCCGACCACATCAAACCTTTTGCTTACTTTCCTGAACTAAGATTTGCTATCGATAATGGGCGAACACTCTGTGTTCCGTGCCACTTAAAAACTGATACTTATGGCGAACGCGCCAAACAAATATATGGCTAAACTTTTACTTCACTTCACTGATTTCAACCATCGTCCCGAGCGACGTAAGGCCAATACTTTCGGTGCGCTAGGCTATTACCGTACCTTTAAGCCCTCACAGATAATCAAAGGCCATCAGGTAGACGTGGTAGGGACAGATATAGTCAATTACGGCTCTACCTTCGAGAAGAATTGGGAGAATATCTTTAAAAAGTACGACATCGTATGGATAATGCACTTCCTAAATGAGCAGAACGCTGCCGCACAAGCCTACTTCGCTGACAAGTACAAGAAGAAGCTCATCTATGACATCGACGACAACTACCTCGATGTCCCTGAGAGCAACCCTGTCCATAAGGATTTCGCCCCCACTAAGCGGAACAGAGCTATCCTGTCTGCCTCGTTCTTCTTCGCAGACGCTCTTACTGTCTCGACAGAACCTCTCAAGGAACGCCTCCAAGCGCATTTCAGACATGTACACGGGGTAGAAAAGCCTATGTTCATCGTGCCGAATATGAACGATGTGAAGGACTGGGACTTCAAGCCCCGGGCGAAGCGTAAGGACAGGATAACGATAGGCTACTCTGGGTCTAATTCCCACAAGGATGACTTGCGGATGTTCTTCCCTGTACTGGCGAAACTGATGAAGAAACATAGCAATCTGTACTTCGAGTTCATAGGGTCAATTCCTAAAGAGGAACTTCCCGACTACTTGAGGGGATGCGGATTCACTGATGCGTTGCTAGACCGCGTCGCTGGCCTGCCTGCCACACCGACATTCTGGGAGTACCCGCAGTATCTTGCACAACAGCGATGGGATGTAGGCGTCGCACCTCTTGTAGATTCCTCGTTCACTCGTTGTAAAAGCCACATAAAGTGGATGGAATATGCGATGTACAAGATTCCCGTGGTGGCGTCTAGGGTCTATCCATACTTCATGGAACTTGAGGGACGACAGACCATAACCGATGATGAGACTGGATTCTTAGCAACAACTCCCGATGAATGGTACGAAAAACTCGAAGCCTTGATTAAGAGCGAGTCCTTGCGAAAAAAGATAGGTGAACAGGGATACCAGCATGTAAAAGACAACTGGCAGTACAAGGATTATGACCTTAATAAAGTGGTAGACAAGATACTAGCTCTACCTAAGAAATAAGCCATATTCCAGCAAGTAGTGGTAGCCAGAAGGCTGTTTTTGACGTTTACCCGCTACAGTTAGCGTATTGACTATCAACGATATTAGGACGAAGACTTATTTCCTTACGTCGACTAACGCGAGTTCTTTTCCTGATGCGACTCTGATTGCCGAGGCGAACAATGCTCTTGACCGCGTGTCCTCACTTATTATGGCCTCCGACGGTCGGTGGCAGTGGGATGATGAGAACAACACTGACCTCCCAATAGCGACAACTGCCCTCGTCTCCGGCCAGCAGGACTACACCATCGCGGTCTCGCATCTTCAGATTGAACGAGTGGAAGTACAGAGCACGAACTCTGCATGGACGAAGCTCGTAGCAATCGACCAGGCTGATGTCTATAATCAGGCACTTGAGAACTTTCCTATCATCGGCTCTGGCTCAAGCCAGACAGGCGCACCGCAATATTACGACATGATAGGAAACTCTATCTTCCTCTATCCGTCACCTAATTACTCCCAGGCAGCCTCACTGAAGCTCTGGTTTAAGCGCGGCCCAAGTTATTTCACAACTGCTGATACGACCAAGTCTCCTGGGTTTAATACGCTGTACCACGAACTCATCCCGCTCTGGATTGCCTATAACTTCGCTATCGCCAATGGGAAAGCAAACGCCACGATTATCTACAACCAAATCCTCTCGAAAGAGGATGCCCTCAGGGATGATTACTCGGTGAGGAACAAGGATGACCTCCCCTCTTTACAAGCGCGTCCTATGCGTTGGAACTGATATGGAGACTTGGAACAATCAGACTAAAGATACTTCAACCTTTGTTGGGATAAATATAAATGCCACCGCTACATGGGATAGTTCAATTATCACTTGGGACTCTCTTTTTGAGGCGTGGGATGGCAAGACTGGCTATGCAAATAGCCCCAAAGATTCCTCCACATTCGTGAATCTGCCTATACACTGATATGGCATTCCCCACCTCTCTAGATTCGCTTACCCCAGGGATAGGAACGACTGGTCAACCGCTGTCTAACCCCAACCACATAACACAGCACAACGCCGAGAGCACTGCTATTCAGTCCATAGAGGCCAAGGTTGGTATAGATAGTTCAGCAGTCACCACGTCTATAGATTATCTGTTGAAAAGTACATCTTCCTCTAATCCAGGGCATAAGCACACCTTGGCTACTGGAGCTACGGATGTAACCGCTTCTTCGACGGAACTCAATTACAGCACGGGAGTGACCAGCGCGATACAAACTCAACTGGGGACCAAAACAGACAAATCTACTTTGACGACTAAGGGGGATATATATGCTGCAACGGCAACCTCTACCCCAGCACGACTTGCAGTAGGGAGTGATGCACAAGTCCTTACGGCGGATTCCTCTCAAACCACTGGACTGAAATGGACTACTCTCGGCACAAAGTTTGGGGGTACAGGGGCAGACGGCGCTCTTTCCATATCTTCTGGTACAACCACCATCGACTTAGCAAACGCTTCAGTTGTGGTCAAGAATTATACAAGTGTTTCGATAACAGGAACCGCCGTACTTACTTTCTCAAATCCGAATACAAATGGAACCATTATAATAATAAAATCACAAGGTGCGTTTACTTGCACATCAAGTAGCGGTATCACTGCTTCAGGTTTTGGCGGGGCTGGAGGAGCGGGAGGGACAGGTAGTGGAGGTGGTACTGGCGGGAATAATGGTAAGGGTTGGATTGTTGCTGCAAGTGGTGGGGGGGCAGGTCCAGTCGGGAGTGGACATGCAAGTGGGGTAGCTCCAATTCTCAGTGTGTCCGCGTTGGCAGCAATAGTTAAACATGTATTTCTTACTCCTGGCGCAGGTGGTGGAGGTGGAGGTTCTGGTACTGGTAATGCTGGTGCGGGCGGGAATGGTGGCGCAAGTCTATATATTGAGTGTTTTGGTGCATTCAATTTCACGACAGGGACTATAACGGTTGCAGGAGCTGTGGGAGGTACTGGAGCAGCAAATAGTAGTGGTGGTGGTGGTGGTGGTGGTGGAACCTTCCTAGCCTTGGTAGGCTTGATTACAGCGAATAGTGGGACTATTACTGTATCTGGTGGAGCGTTGGGCGCACCAGGAAGCGGTTCTAGTGGAACATCTGGTGGTGGTGCAGGCGGTGGTTCGGTAAATGTGGCGGGTAGCGATGGTGTCGGTGTTGCCTCGGGTGGCTCAAATGGTGGCGCGGGAGCTACTGGCGTCAACTTTGGAGTAATGGTGAATAATGATTATGTCTAGTATGAAAACAGTCTCTATCACCAATCTAGCGAATGAAGGCATGACCTCGGATATCCGAGATGAGACTACGGGCGCAGTCAGGCTGGTAAGCCATTTCGATGTCTTGACCCGTCCTCACTCTTTAACCCCCTACCCGTCACAGATAACTGCTGACAACAACCCGACCGCGCACCAGTTAACTGATTTCCTCCCCTATACAGACGGGCTCTATGCGGTTGGCTCGGCCACAGGGACTACCGTACCTCTCGTATTTTATCGTTCAGACTACACCAGCACAGCATGGTTATCTAAGGCGAATAATTCAGGCACCACGGCAGGATATGTACCAGGGGTCTTTGTCTACTATCATTCTAAGTTCTACGGGTCTAATTCTAATGGAAACATATGGAAGAATGACCCAGCTGGAGGGGCATGGGTTGATGGCGATACAACACTCGCTGGCCCCTGTACCGCCAATGGCCTCGTTCACTCGAAGGACGATATCCTCTATATGGCAACGAACAACATCATCGCTTCGAACAATAATGGGTCATGGACTACTGCTGCGTTGACTCTTCCTAATAACTTTACTATTACTTGCCTCGCTGAGTACGGGAATTACCTTGCGATAGCCTGTGCACCGATAGTCGGGAAGAAGTCAGTGGTCTTCCTATGGGATAGGGATTCGACGGTTAATACACTCGCAGAATCTATTGATTTTGGTACGGGCAACTTACAAATCATCACACAGATTGAAGGCGATTTGATTGGAATCTCTAGGCGTACAGATGCAGGTGCACCCGGCACCGTCAAATTGGTCTTTCGTAGTTACTCAGGAGGAGTGGCCGACGTGTTTAGGGAGATTACAGCATCTTCAGCGGCGAGTTTCCAGCTGCTCTCGGGACAGAAACAAAACCAGCGATTGTACTTCCTAGCAGGGCTCTACATAGATTCCGTATACCACCCTGGTATCTGGGCAGTAGGGAAGAACGCAGCAGGGCGGTGGATTATCTGGCATGACCGTCTACCGGCTAATAATACTGCTCTTACTGGGAACGCCCCGCTTCAAGGATTCTACATCGAGGGGGATTATGCCCTTACCTCATATCTTGCGAGTGGTGCGTTTGTCCTCACGATGACCAGCTCGGGGAGTGGCGCTTACGCAGGCTCTTCGGTCATAGAGACGACTATAAATCCCGAGATGCCGCTTATAGAAAGAACCAATAACAAAACGCTCGTAGTCCTGGCTCCGACCTATGACCCTATCCCCAGTGGCGGACAGGTCGTCATTAAATGGAGGGTGGATGGAAGCGCCTGGGCGACCGCTCGGACGGAGACCGCCATGGGAACTGTGGTAAGCGAGATAAGCCAGACCGAAGCATCGTTCACTAACGGCCGTGAATATCAATTCCGTATCGAATCGACGGGAGGGGTTGTCGTGACGGGCATTAAGTACAAGTACGAAGTCCTCGACTCGCTTATATGACCCTTGAGCAACGCATCAAACTACTAGAAGACCGCTTCGCCATATTGGAGAAGTCAGACCGTTATACCTTCCAAAAGACCATCGAGATGCTGGACGGGAGGAAGATACAAGTAGGTCGTTCGACGGGGACGACCATCGCTACTTCCGCTACGCAGAAACTATCGGTCTTTGGGGTAACACCAGTAATACAGGCTGGGTCAATCTCCACTCCAAGTGGAGGGGCAACGATAGATTCCCAGTCCCGTGCCGCCATCTCCTCTATTATCACCGCTATTAAAAACTTTGGTATTACCGCTTAACGTATGGCTACTACTTCTACCGCAGGTTCTTCCGTCCAAGCCAACGCAGGCTTCGGTGGAAGTGGTGTCGCCCAGACCCCTGAGCAACTTGCGTCAAACTTCCAGACCACCCAAGCATCGGGCGCTCCAGTGACAAACCTGAACGGCGGTAGTATCGCTGGCTCACCTGACCCGACAGCGCCTCCAGTTAACCAGACACAGGATGCGGCCGCTATAAATGGTCAAATCTCGGGGAATACTCAAGGTGTTATCTTCCCCCAAGCACCTGCGGCCCCCACGAATGGGCCAGCGGTAAATAACGCAACCACATCGCCAAATATTCCGTCGGCGGCAGATATAATCTCACAAGGCACCCAGTCTACTCCCGCAGAGCAGACAAATACAACGCTTCTTCAGAAAGTCGCAGCTCTCATTGGTGGGAAGAAAAGCCAGCAGGGATTAACCAATAGTGCAGAGCAGGCGGCAGGAGTGCCACAACTGAATCAAACCCTCACCAGTCTTAACGACCAGCTCACGGCTCTCAATAACCAGGCGACGGATTTACAGAATCAAGCAAGTCCAGGAGGGTCTATACAAAATCAGGAACAGCAGAATGTACTAGGTCGAGGGGTGACAGACGCTGGGCTTCAGCCTCTTGCCGCTGGAGACCTACGCAAGAATCAGATACAACAATCTGCGATAGCATCACAAGCCCTCACGCTAAAGTCACTCGTATATGCGGCACAAAATAGTTACTCAAACGCCAAGACAGCGGCAGATAACGCTGCTGAAGCTGCTTTCGAGGACCAGAACAACCAAGTCGCTTACCAACAAGCTCTGATTGCAGCAAATGCCCCACAAATGACTAAAGAAGAGAAGGCACAGGCTGACTTGGTGACAGCCAACCTTCAGGACCGTCAGACCCAGATAACAAATGGGATTGCAGATGCTAAGACAGGCCAAGGACTCATCGCTACAGCATTGGCAAATAACCCTGATGACCCGAATGTGGCTTATGCGGTCCAGCAGGCTGCAAAATTAGATAAGACAGACCCCAACTACCTAACTCAAGTACTTGGTCTCGTCGGCCAATACCAGAAAGACCCGATTGCAGTAGCAACAGCTGTGGCGAATCTACAAAAGGCTCGTGCTGATGCCGTGACAGCTACTAATACAGCTGATGCGTCGAGTGGTAATACTACTGTACCTGTACAGAACGGCGATGGCTCTACAACTAATGTGCCTGCAAATGTCGCCCCTTATTACAACACTTCGCACTCTGGAGTTGGATATGTTGATGCGTCCACTCTTCAAGGCACAGCAGCACAAAAAACAGCTATCGTGAACCAAGCACAGGCAGCAGGTCTCAAGGTCATTACCAATAAGGACCAAGCTGTAGACCTGTTCAATATCGGAGACGCTAATAACAAGCTCAACACCGTGATGAGTACACTCTCAAGTATCGACCAGCCAGGAGCTGTGCAGCGTGACACCTATGGTCTCTTGGGATCTACCGCAGCTTCATATCTACAGACTGACTCACAGAAGGCAGCGGCAGGGGCACTTAGTTCTATTGGGACAGATATCTTGAAGGCGTTGCAGGGTGTGCAAGGTTCCCGCATGAGCCAGGCGGCAGTGGCGAACATCACTAAGGAGTTGCCTACAATCTACGATACCGACGCGGTGGTGCAGACAAAGGTTGCTAACTTGCAGAAGCTCCTGAACGACCGCGAAGATGCCCTCCTCGGTTCTTCAGGCACAAATACGACAGGCAACACGACCCTTATGGTTGGCCCAGATGGTAAGCAGTATAACGTGCCGAATACTAAGGTGGCAGACTTTACCAAAGCTGGTGGAAAACTCGCACAATAGTATGGCCTTTGACCCATCACAATTCGGCGCGACTCCAGCAACGGGAGGCACCCCTGGTGGGTTTGACCCCAGTCAATTCGGTGCTACTCCTGTGCAACCAGCAGTCTCTAGCTCTCAACCAAAACAGTCTTTAGCAGACCAGATATGGAGTGGCCTCGCCGGTGGAGTTAAGGCTATAGGGAGTGTCACAGGAGCCAACGCCGTAGGAGATTCCCTTGGTACTGCGGGCTTTGATGCAGGGCAAATTGTCCAAGGTAAAAATCCATTCACCAACCCCGCTAAAGTAGGTGGCGTCACCCAACCAGGACTCAACCCAGCGGCTAACGCACATCCACTACAAGAAGCTGGCGGGATTATCCAGGGCGGGGCGACGGTGGCTGGTCTCGGTGCCGCACCAGCAACCATCGGTGGGGCAATAGGAATAGGCGCTGGCGCTGGCGGTCTTAGTTCTGCTGGTAGCGCATTAGCCGGTGGCGCAGACGTTGGTTCAGCACTCAAACAGGGTGCTATAGGAGCTGCGGTTGGTGGTGGAACAGCGGGAGCAATCGCAGGGGCAGGTAAGGTTCTTTCAATGCTTCCTAACAGACTTGTACAAAGCGCACTTCCCAAGCTCGACCCAGATAATGTAGATGATGTATTGAATAATACAAAGCTCGGCACGATCAATGGCATGCTCCAAGATTCTAAGACTGCCGTATCTGATGGGGGCAGCCAGATAGATGACATCCTGCACAGTGCACAATACGCAACAAATACAGGTAATGGGAATCAGGCTCTTACAGACGCGGCTTTGGCATTCCCACACTCAAACTACACAGCAGACGACGTGCTAGGCGCAGCGAAACAAGTGGTCCCAGGGTACGCGAAAACTCTCGACCAGATAAATGATGGAACCGCTACGCTTGCAGATAAGAACGAAGTGCGTTCGGCTATAGACATGGCTACGAAGAAGATATTTACAGACTCGCCACAAGTATCTGCGACAAAGACTCTAGCCGCCTCGCTCGCAAGTGAGCTACGAGATGAGGTGAAGACAACGGCACCGGAGACTCAGCCCGTCTTCGATGACTTGTCTAAAGAGCTTAATCTACGCACGGCACTTGCCTCCGTAAGCAAGAAGCTAGGAACTAAATCACCGATAAATCTGTATTCGATAGTCTCTTTCCTGGCAGGCGGCCTACCAGCGGCTCTTGGTGAAGAGTTCGTACACAGTCCAGCTACGAGCATTGCTACTGCAAAAGCTGTTAACGCTGTAGCGCCAGTAGTAAGTAAACTGGCCTCACCATTGGGAACGCTAGCTGGTGGACTTACCGGCCAAAGCAGCTCCAAACCCAATCAGTAAGCCTATGACTACTGCAAATATCATGGCTCGAATCTAACATGGATAAACTAGAAAAGCAACTGGAGAAAGTAGAGGCCGTAATGAAGGCTATCGATGGCGATTTCGTCAGCGAGAGTGAGCTTGAGGATATTGTTGCGGTCATTGTTGCGGCTATAGAGACTAACGCCAAAGCCCAGGATAAGAGACTTGAGGATTGGAAACAGCAGGACGATATAGACGATGCCGAGATGTACGGTAAGTGCGAAAGTGAACTCAAGGCTCTACAGACCTCCCTAGAGGCTCAAATCGGCTCTATAGAGCGAGTAAGTAAGGCAGACGTACAGACCGCTATAGACCGTGCTATGGCCTCTGTACAGGCAATGAAAGGAGATAAAGGAGATAAGGGCGACCCAGGAATCGGCATAAAAGGAGATAAGGGCGACCCAGGCTCCCCAGATACTCCCGATCAAGTCGTACATAAAGTTAATCAGTCGCAGGCAGTAATTAAAAAAGAGCGCATTGAAGGTCTTATTGACCTGATGATGAATGTGGCGGCACAGGCGGCAGGAGCAGTCGGAACCACTACCAGTTTCTTCAACGGGCTAAGAGCTAAGAATCTCACTATAAATGGAGCAACGGCCACCCAGAGCGGTGATACTGTTTACCTCACTGTCTCTGGTAGTGGCGGGTCTGGGACTGTGACTGAAGTGGATACTGGTTCAGGGCTTACAGGTGGTCCCATAACCACATCAGGCACCATAGCTCTCAACTCTAAGCTCTCTCCTCTCGATACTCTGGGTACTCCAGGGCAGGCAGTACGAGTCAATGCAGGGCAGACCGCACTCGAATACTTCACTCTCGGTGGAGGGTCAGGGACGGTCACATCAGTCGCCTCGGCTGATAGCAGTGTCACGATAACTAACCCGACGACTACCCCAGACCTCTCGGTAGCCACATCACCGAAACTCACCACGGCAAGGAACATAGATGGACAAGCATTTGATGGAACAGCGGCGATTACGGTCATCGCTCCAGGTACCCACGCAGCAACAAGCAAGGCTACCCCCGTGGATGCCGATGAGATGCCTATCGTAGACAGCGCAGCCTCCTATGTCCTCAAGAAGCTCACTTGGGCGAATGCTAAAGCGACACTCAAGACATATTTCGATACTCTCTATGGAGCAGGGACAGTGACCGCAGTCTCTGTAGCGACTGCTAACGGGTTCAGCGGGAGCTCGAGCGGCGGAGCGACGCCAGCCTTGACCATCGTGGCTGGTGCTATTACTCCGACAAGCGTTAACAGCGTCGTACTGTCAGGCTCTACTACGCCCACTCTCGCAGTCACTGGCACAACTACTGTCTCAGGCTCAAATACTGGCGACCAAACTATCACGCTTACAGGTGCGGTCACAGGCTCGGGCACAGGTTCCTTCGCTACGACCATTGCAACACCAGGGACACTGACTGTCTCATCGTCTAATTCAACTGCGACTGCTCATACCCATGCGATAACCTCAAGTTCTGCTCCAGGTGCGGCAGCCTCGATCCTCGCCACGGACTCAAGTGGAATCATCGGCTCGACAGGGACGAGGATTGTTAAAGGGTGGTTCACCGATCTTACCGCGACTAATGCTATCGCTGGCTCCATCACGGGCAACGCAGCGACAGTCACGACGAATGCGAACCTCACCGGCCCCGTCACTTCTTCAGGAAACGCAACAACGATTGCGAACAGCGTTAGTCTCCCAGGCTCGCCGACAACTACGACCCAGACACCTTCAGATAACTCAACGAAAATAGCTACCACGGCATATGTTGACGCTGCTGTTCTTGGACAGAATTTCAAGGAAGCAGCGTTGGTGGCCACGACAGCGAACCTTGTAGGAACGTACCTATCGGGGGTGTTCACCTATACAGCTACAGGAGTGGACACGATTGATGGTGTTGCTCTTGCCCTGGGAAATAGAGTACTTGTAAAGAATCAAACAACTACATTTCAGAACGGTATTTACACCGTCACCACCGCTGGAGCAATAGGTGTTGCAGGAGTGCTTACTCGCTCTTCTGACGCAAATACATCAGGACAATTTAAAACGGGTGACTCCATTTTCGTTACTTCGGGTACTGCGAACAGTGCAACTACATGGGCATACACGGGCGTTGATTCACCAACAATTGGTACGGACGCAATTACTTATGCTCAGGTGGCAGGACAGGGTTCGTTCTCGGCGGGGAACGGTATTGCTATCACAGGAAATTCCATCGCCATTGATACAAGCATCACGGTAGACAAGACCACAGCGCAGACACTCTCGAACAAGACATTGTCGGGCGCAGCGATAAGTGGTGCGCTCACAGGCACAGGCGCGTATGTGCCAACTTCTCTGCTCAATTCGGGCACTGGTGCCTCTTCGACGACATTCTGGCGTGGAGATGGTAGCTGGGCTACTCCTGCGGGTTCAGGCACCGTGAACTCAGGCACGGCAGGACAGCTCGCCTACTACGCAAGCTCAACGACCGCCGTAAGCGGGAATGCGGACGCGACCATATCGAACGGCGCACTCACTCTTGGTGTGGGGGGTTCTGTTCTAGGTCAGCTCCTCCTTGCGAATACAACTTCAGGGGCGACAACCCTAAGTCCAGGGGCAAGCGCGGGGGGGACATTGACGCTCCCCGCAGGAACCGACACCCTCATCGGCAAGGCAACCACAGATACCCTCACCAACAAGACATACGACACCGCGGGCACAGGCAATACTCTCAAAATCAACGGTACAGGTGTCTCGGCTGTCGTAGGCTCTGGTTCGGTGGTGCTTTCCTCAAATGCTCCTGCGACAGCTCCTGCTGCCTCTACCATCGCCGAATGGGACGCGAACAAGAACCTCTCCGCAAATGCCTTTATAGAAGGGTTCACCACGACTGCAACGGCCGCAGGGACGACCACGATGACGATTGCGGATACCCAAACACAGGTATGGACAGGTTCATCTACGCAGACGGTCAAACTCCCGACTACTTCAGTCGCCCAGGGCGCGCAGTACACCATCATAAACCAGAGTACGGCGGCAGTAACCGTGCAGTCTTCAGGCGCGAACACGATTACCATTCTCGCCGCAGGCACCTCGGCGCAATTCACGGCAGTGGTCGCAACTCCTACCACAGCCACAAACTGGACCGCGCAATACTTTGGAGACGTGGTCGCAAGCGGCAAGTCTCTTACCGTATCGAACAGCCTAACGCTCGCGGGAACGGACGCGACAACGATGACGTTCCCTGCATCTTCTACGACGGTTGCTGGGCTCGGTACGACCCAGACGTTTACCGGCATACAGACGCTCTCGCCTACCGCCCGTTCTTCTGGCACGACTCCGTACTTCAACATAAATATTCCTGCCGATACCAGTATAACTGCTGCTACGGAAGGGATAGGCTTACGCACTACGACGGCAACACGCACCTGGGCGACGACAGGAACAGTCGCACTCCAACGTGAAAACTACTTTGCGGGGCCTACGTATGCTTCAGCTAGCGCTTCGCAGACGTTCACGGATGCTACGACGATGTACATTGATAAGCCGATTCAAGGTACAAATGCCATCTTCACCCGTGCTCATTCACTCACCATAGTGGACTCGACGAGTGCATCTTCAGCAATCACTGGCGGTTTCGTAATCGCAACTACCCTTGGCACCTCAGCCACTTCAGTAGGCATCGGCGGAGGCAATATAAACGCAGGAGGTACGCTTACGGTAGGTGGCCATGTCACGCTCGAAGGTGTCACTTCGACCGGTGCGACAGGCACGGGGAACCTAGTATTTGCCACTTCCCCCACTCTTACTACGCCGACTATAGGTGCAGCGGTAGGAACGTCGTTGACTCTTTCTTCGCCAAACACCACATCCACAGATGTGCCGAATCTCTCTAATACCGCGACCTTCACCAATAAGCGAATCACTCGCCGTACCACAACGGTTACTCAAAGCGCGACACCAACCATTAACAGCGACAATATGGATGTCGCTTCTATCACGGGACTTGCACAGGCAATAACGTCAATGACGACTAATCTTACCGGTACTCCTGTCCAAAACGATTTCCTTGAGGTGCAGATTACCGACAACGGGACGGCAAGGGCCATAACCTGGGGCGCATCGTTCTCTAATGGTGGTCTGGTGAACCTCCCGACTACTACGGTGATAAGCACTAAATTGCGTGTTCTCCTAGAATGGGACTCGACGACAAAATGGACGTGCGTCGCGGTAGCATGATGTATTAGCCTAATAATGAATTATATGAAACCGAAGATGAGGAGGAGAGTAAAGGCAGGAATAGACTTCGAGTGGTCAAAGTCTCTGTGGACACATAACGTCTTCCGTGTGTTTGAGTTACTCTTCGGAGCTCCTATCGGAATACGGGCGAGTGTAACGAGTTTCCCTGACGGGAAGGGAGGCTCTTTGCAGTACGCCCATACTTTCGAGGCAGCCATTGCTCTTATGGAAGTAGAGTTGCGTCGTCGGTTTAAGAAATTGAACCCAACTACTTGGTTTGAGGGCGTGCGCATATATGTGCCCCAGATGGCGACTTCTGGCCTGCCGTTGCCGAGTTCTCCTTGGATTTTTGCTATCGCGTTTGATAACTTTGCTTCCTCGGCTTCTGGTGCCAACGTAAGCAGTCTTACGTACACACACGTGTGTACAGGAAGCAATCTCACGCTCGTCGCCCTTGTAGTTAAGGGAACGAATACGGCACCGACGGCGAATACCTATAATTCTGTGGCAATGACTGCGGGCCCATTCATCGCTGGCGGCCTCGATAGTACTGGCAACTCCCGTAACTGGAGCGGTGTTTTCTATGCGGCATCCGCGCCTTCAGGGAGCCATTCGGTTGCCTACACTATAGGTACGACAACCGCGCTTAACGGCGCGAGTATCTCGCTCACAGGCACAAACGCATCGCCTGCTGGCGGCTCCAATACGCAGAGGAACACATCGAACGTAACCAGTTCTTCGACCACGGTTACCACTACAGGTGCCAACTCTGTCATCGTGGACTTCCTTGTGTTGAATGAGGACTGGACGACCACAACAGCAACAGGCTCTGGTCAGACTATACGAGGACACCAGAATGATACATCGTTCACTGGCTGGGGTATGGGTGGTAGCACAATGACCACGACGACTGCGGGCAGCTACACCCCAGGGTACACATTCGTGTCAAGCATCTCTAATGAACTTGCGCTTGAGATACTTGCCGCCGCGACTGCGGTAAATAGCGGGTTCTTTTTAGCTACGGCCGTATAACATGTCCTATCTACTTCTCATCGGTGCAGCCTCTGGGAGCAACAGCGGAGTATTCACCTGGAACTCTGGTGCACTTATTGGCATGCAGTCGATGTCGTTCGCGCCTGTCCCGCAATCTCAAAACAGCAACTTCCTAGCCTTCATTTAGATATGGAAGACCACGAGATTGTAGCCAATGCGAACGAGACAGCGGCGAAGGTAGTACACGACGCCAAGAACGCCGCTCAAGCGGTGATGTCTACCGCAGAAAAGACCGCCCACGAGATTATCGAGAACGCGAACACCAACCCTACGAACGCGGAACTCAAAGACCTCTTCGAGCTTCATGCAGAGAGCGATAGGGAGTTCCAAGACCGACAGAATAAGGTAAATGACGAAGCCTCAAGGAGCCGTACCCTTATCCACGAGCGGCTCGACGAACTGCCGACCAAGGAGGATATGGCAGCGCTCGCCACTAAGAATGATGTTGCCGAGCTGAAGCAGGTACTGAAAGCGGTACGTGTCGGCACGGGCATCTTCAGCTACAGTTTTAATAATGCGGCCAAGATAGGGTCATTTGTCCTCTTCCTCATTGCCATCTACGGCATCATCAAGTTCGGAATCTTCGGAGCAGTGAGGTGGTTCTTCAAGCTAATAAGCGGAAACTAATATGCGTCAAGGACTCAACCCAGTCAGACCATCGAGGAAGGATTACAGGCTCTTGCGAAGAAAGTATTTCATTAGCACTATCTTACCACAACGCTAAATAAAATCAATATGAAGTTAACACCTCCATTTCCCCTCTCGACGATAGATAACGGTTTCGGGCCATCAACCAGCCCTGCGGTGAATGCGTATTATGAGTCTTTAGGGCTGAAAGGACACCCTGGAGTTGACTATGACGTTCCGTGGGGCACCAACATACCCGCTGCAAGCCCCTGTACGGTCTCTGCGCTGTTGTCTGAGGGTAATCCCAACCTTATGGCCTTTCGTGCCGTAAACACGATTGTAGAGGCTCCAGAGGGCTGCTACGAGGTGCAGTACGGCCATGTGAATACTATGTATGTGAAGGTGGGGGATATCCTGAAGACTGGAGACTTGGTAGCTACCGTAGGGAATACGGGAGATGTCTTTGAGTGTTCTGCGGGAAAGTGCGTAGAGGTAACTGCCGCGCAAAAGAGTGCGGGGAGCCATCTCGGTTCCCACCTCCATTTCCAAGTCCGTGTACTGAATAAAGTACCTGCCGACCAGCCGAATGTCGCTGGAATCCATTACTTGAACGATGGGGTCGGCGAACTCATACTCAACGGCTTCAAGTACCAGATACAGAACTATGACAACGGCGAGAACGGCTGCGTTGACCCAGCCATCTTCTTCCCAGGCGGCCTAGAAGATGTAGTCAAGGCAGAGGTCGCCGTTGATAACGCCACCACTGACCCTTCGGTTAAAGCATCTCTTGAAAAGGAGATTGCCGAAGGAGTGGAAAAGATTACTGGAATAACTATCTAATTATGAACTACTCATTACTTCGTTCTAGGACGTTCTGGACTATCATGGCTACGCTTATCGTCTCTGGCGGTAACGCCGTCTCGCCGCTCATCCCTGCCGATATGGAGCTGTTGTTACAAGCTATCCTATCCGCTATAGCCGCGTACTTCCATCTCCAGACTGCACAAGCGGGGAACGTCTCAAACTAAGATCCATTAAAAGAAACTAAGACGACGCCCGCCTTTATTTCGGCGGGTGTTCGCGTACCAGAGTTGGAGAATGAAAATGCATTACCATCACGCGGGTTTGGTAGTACGCAGTTAGTTCGTCGTCTACCAGAACACTAGCATAGGAAAAGCGGGGTGCTGAAAGTTATCAACACCCCGCCTCACTAGCCTAACGCAGGCGGTAGCTCTGCGTAGTAGATATGAATCGCCTCCCTTCGGGTTGGTCACGGGCAGGAGGGCTCGAACTCCTTGGTCGGTACTGGTTTTCTCGACCAGCGCCAGCACCCGTGTCAGTTGAGCTTGTGCAGGTACTCCCGTACATAGACGGGGGTGAACCCGCTCGTCTCGAATCGTTCGATAGTGGCTTTCACTTCGAACTTATCAAGTAGGCCGTAGTAGGAATGGTAGGCGCAGGCAAATAAAGTGTAGAGGTCGGTCTTGTGAGTAGCCAAGTAGGTTCTCACGCTGGCCGAATCCTTCTCTTGCTGACTTCTGAACTTTAGTATCACGACACGCTCCTCTACCAAGAGAACGGATGACCGAAGATGAGCACCCGCACGCCTTCAACCAAAAGATAGATGAATCTCATATGAAAGACCTCCCAACTTCCTCTATTATACCTCGACAGGAACAGGGGGAGATAGAGTTATGCACATTAGAGAGGTAAAGGACTGGGTTCTGGGTTTCTCCATTACCGCGCGGATAGGAGAGATAGGTCTGACGACCCGCCCAGAACTCAGCCCTCTATCTCTTGGAATGAGATGGCTTGCCCTTGTAAATAAACCAGTCGGCGAAAGGATACTTAAACGTATATAGGCGGTCTTGCGGTGCTCTATCCGCGTACTCGATATGTCCCTCGGGCATCGGTGGAAGATAGTACTGCATAAGTTTATTTAGTATGAGCTGGTGGTTAGACGGGGCGGATATTCACTATCGGCTCATCGGGGCGACCATCCGAGTACGACCACCACTCCTTTGACTGGTAGTGCTTCATCCTCTTGAGGCCGCAATTCGCACATTCAGCCCCCGTTTCTAGCCCGAAACCGATGACCGACTCGGTATTCCTCCAAGCGTGCACCAGTCCCGCTTCTTCGCATTTGTTCATAGAGTTATATTCTTCTTGGTAAAGAAAGGCGCTGAGTACTTTGGGCAAGGTTTGACTTGCAGTAAAGCGAGAATTCATCTTGGTGTTCTTCAGCAATCGCCTTGATAGCCAGTATTCCAAGCTCTTAGCTATCTTGGCCCAGCTCACTGTCTGGCTCCAAAGTATTCAACGTCCTTCTTAGGAACAGCACTGAGAGGGGGAGAAGAGGGGTGTCGCTTATGTTGGCTTGCGGCGGTCTCTTCTCCTAATGGGGGCGGGTATTCTCCTCCCAACAAGTGCCCCTCTCAATGTTCTTCCTTAGAGACTTCTAACCTAACTATAGCATATCTTGGTGGCTATTTCTTGCGTGGAATAGCGCAGAGACAGCAGACCGTATGCCCTTCTAACGGCAACCCACACGCAGGGGACTTGCCTTGATTCCAACAATGATTATGATCGAGTTGGGAATAAGGCACGACCACAGGCGCGTCATCACCAACTTGATATGCGGCGAGCTTCTTATCGCTCTTTTCTGCTCTAGCTGCCTCAAGCACTTCCTCCCATAGACGCTTCTCGCCAGAGACCCAGTACTTTTTGATATACGCAATAGCATCATTACGACCCTGTTCTGTTGCGGTACGGATGGCCTTTAACAAGAAGACCTCCATATCGCCATCGTTAGCAAGAATCTGGTGCGGGTGCTCTTGTGAGCCAAAGCGCTCCCTGAACTCCTGCACTATCTTAGTTTCGAGTGGGGTCAGTTGGTTGTTGTCCATATCAGTAGCTATTACGGGCTTCGCCTTCTAAGATCCTTAACATAGACTTGAGCGCGCTCTGGCGCTTCTCATTCGCTTTGAGGATCAACTTCAACTGCATCTCCCT